AACTAACTGGTTGAAGATGAGAGATATATCTGATACTGTTGAAGAATGGTTAATTAGATAAAAGGAGAAACTATGTTTACATTAAACGAAAAAGAATATGACGAATCTAAATTATCAGATAAAGGTAAAGCAGCTTATGTTAAACTTATAAGAATTGCTGAACAAAAATCTGATTTAGATATTGTTGCTAATCATTGGACAGCACAGCTCCAAGCTGAACTTCCAAAAGAAGAAGTTACTGATGGATCAGAGTCAAAAGAATAGCGTAGATATTGCACGTTTAGAAGGCAAAGTTGACGTAATAGCAGAACGATTAACCCTAATGAAGGACAATCACCTGTTTCATATTGAGAAAGATATGCGTCAACTGCGTGCTTTAGTGTGGTTTATTGGTACTACTGTCTTTGCACAAATGCTTTATATAATAGTAAGATCTCTTGTTTGACTTATATTAGCAAATAAGATTATGTTTACATATGAACAAACGAATACTTGTAATAAGTGATACGCATTGTCCTTATCATCATCCTGATTTAATTCCTTATTTAAAAGCTATTAAGAAGAAATACAAACCTGATCGTGTAATACACATAGGTGATGAGGTAGACTCACATGCAATATCATTTCATGATTCAGATCCTGATCTGTATAGCGCAGGTGATGAACGAGAACAATCTTTAAAGACTATCCATGCTATGGAGAAACTATTTCCTGTAGTAGATTTAATGGATAGTAATCATGGTAGTCTAGTGTATCGTAGACAAAAAGCTACAGGTCTACCCAGAGCTGCAATGAAAACATATAATGAGTATTTAGAAGTAGGACCAGGTTGGAAGTGGCATGATGATCTCCTTATTACTATGTCTAATGGACAACAAGTATACTTCTGTCATGGTAAAGCTGCCAATGTATTAAAGGTAGCACAACAATATGGATGTCCTACAGTACAAGGACACTACCATTCTAGTTATTCAATACAATACTGGGGTAACCCCAACAGTCTAAACTGGGGTATGCAAGTCGGATGCTTAATAGATGCTAAGTCTCTAGCATTCGAATACATGAAAACACAAAAATCAAGACCAATTATTGGATGTGGCGTTATATTAAATGGACTCCCAAAGTTGATACCTATGGTTTTAAATAAAGGCGGACGATGGAACAAGGAACTGACTTAGAATATTTGACTACACCCAAGCAAGGGATTAAGATAGTCAAAAACAAACTTTATTTATATATCAATTCAACAAGAGGAATCTATGCAGAAAACAGACTCACCAGCGAAGATGCAATTAATCTCGCAAGACAATTACTTAATGGAGCAAACCAACTTAGCTGAGGAGCCTATCATGTATGAACCAATAGAGAATAGACGACCAGGAGTTACTAGAAAATATGAAATGGATAATCATAAGTTCTATGTAAACATTGGTTACAACCCTGAAGATATGACACCTAGAGTAGTACGCATCTGGAGTGATATGAAACAAGGCACAACATTTAGTGATATGTTAATAGATCTATCTGATGATATTACTGAACGATTACAAATAAGAAAAGACTTAGATAGAACATTAGAACGTATGGCAAAGGCAGCACCTCGTAGAAGTACTGGCGAGCCAACAACAATACAAGGTTTAGTCATTGATGAATTGATTAAGTCTTATTACTTAGAGGATTAATATGAACGATTTAAAAGAACTAATTAAATATACCTGGAGCAACATGGATAAGAAGAAACAGATAGCTGTTGGTGTAGTAGTACTAGTTATCATTGTTTTCATTGTTGCTTAATGGATATTATTAAGGCTAGAATTAAAGCTCATGAGGGCTATAGGTTAGAGCCTTACAAAGATACCCTTGGCTTTCTTACTGGTGGCTGGGGGCATAAGATATTAGGTGGTGAAGAAGTACCTGAATCTAAGGCAGGCTGGCAAGAGCTATTTGATAAGGACTTTGATATCGCTTTAAAGGGGGCAAACAGCCTCATAGAAGAACATTTAGAGAATACTCTATACTCTGACCTACCTCAGATTAAAAAGTCTATTATACAAAGCATTCTAATTGAGATGTGTTTTCAGCTAGGACAGGCTGGAGTAAGTAAATTTAAGAAGATGTTCAAGGCGCTTGGAGAATGTGACTTTTCTGAGGCAGCATTACAAATGCAAGACTCTCGCTGGTATCAACAAACACCAGCACGTTGCTTAGAACTAAGCAATATAATTAAAATTATTTAGGAATACATATGTGGTTATCATTACTGCCTACTGTCTTAAAGACAGGGGCTTCAATATTTGCTAATAAGCAAAAGGCTAAGATACTAATGTCTGATGCAGAACTATTGCATGCACAAAGAATGGCTAATGGTGAAGTAGAATACCAAGCTGCAGTACGTAAATCAAATGACCAGGGATGGAAAGACGAGTTCGTGCTGATCTTAATCAGTTTGCCAATTTTATTATTAATATGGTCTGTGTTTAGTGATGATCCTTCTATACAAGATAAGATAGATATATTTTTTGATAAGTTTGCTAACTTACCTTTCTGGTATCAATCATTATTTATTGGTGTAGTCGCATCTATCTATGGACTCAAGGGAGCTGATATATTTAAAGGTAAAAAATAATGGAAGAAGTTACTACAGTTGAGATAATAGGTAACGAAAGAATTGCTTTTGATAATGGTAAAGTAGAAGTAGATACAGGATCTAATACATTAGATTTTATATTAATACTATTACTAATCATGTCTATCTATGCAGGTAAAAAACTAATTGATAAGTGGATTAAATAATGTGGTTTATAATAACAATAGTTTTAACATTTCATGACAGCGACTTAAGTGTTGGTAGAGAATATAAAGCTGAGACATTTAAAAATACGTGGGAATGCCATGAGTATATTGCAGAACATAAAATAGAATTATTAAGTCCACATATAATTACATATGGTGATTCACTTAAAGGATTTGAGTTTTACTGTGAGTCTAGATATGGATCAGAAGTATGAAGCTATCTGACTCTACACAAATATCTTTACCTGCAAGAAATCTTTTAGCTATACTAGCTGCAGTTGCTATAGGTACTATGAGTTACTTTACTATTGTTGAAAGATTAAACTCTATTGAAACAACTTTACAGTTAATGGAAAAAGATATTGAAGCTGCCAATGCGTTTGTAGATGGTGTACCTAAAGGTGATATGGTTAGTCCACAAATTCAAGAACTATATATGTTAGTTGAATACTTAGCTGAGAATGTAGAGAAATTAAAAGAACAAATGGAAGCTGAGGTACCACTAATACTTAAGAATGAAATGATTATACAGTTTCATGAAGATCGTATTATAGATTTAGAGGAAAGAAAAAATGGGAATCATTGAATCAGTTATTATCTTGAGTCTATATATATATGATGGTGGTAACAAGTCTATCGAAGGGTGGTACCATCAAGACAATTTAAGTACATGTCTATCTGCTAAAAGATTAGCTGAACGTAACTCAGGCAATCAAGTACAATATACTTGTAGTTTAGAACAATGTCTTATGACTGTAGATCAAACAGGCGTTAAACATTGTGATAAGATTATTGATTAGTAAGTTCTATCGGTGAAGTAAGTTTTTGCATCTAAATCACCTTGCTGAAGCATAGCCCATTTACGTTGTACGTATTCAGGTTCTAATCCAGCAAGATGACAAGTATGTCTAAAGTCATCACTATTACTTGTAAGCCATTGTCTAGCGTTAAGTATGTGATGATAGTCTATGTGTTTCTTTTCTACACCCTTGCGAGTTATATGAGTAGGATTCTTTAGTGCTTCTTGTATAGCTGTAGCTACAACTGCTACCCATAAGTTTTGCTCTGGTGTCATAGATCATTCTAGTCCTTCTTTAATTTTTTCTAAATATACAATGAAGTCCATTGCTTCTTCTTGTGCATCTTCTATCCATTGTAAGAAAGGTTTATTAGCAGTGCGCATGGTATCCCCATATTTAAGGATACCTTCTGCAGCTCTGCGTTTCATCTTCTCACAGACTTTATCAACTAATGGATCGTTCACAATGCACCAGCTTTAGTTAGTGATTGGAACTGAGAACAATACATATCATTATCTTTTCTACGAAAGTTATCTTTCTCTTTACTAAAGATAGATTGTTTCATAGCTAACAGATGTTGTTTGTATTCATCAGTTTGTCTAGCCCAGTGTTCTTTCATTGCACCTGACAAATCAGGTGGAGCTTGGAATACTTGTTCAGCTAGTATAGTTCTTAGATACTCTTTAACATAACTAGCATTAGCTATATGTTCTGCTTCGGTATCTTCATTATCATAGTTTTGTTGGAGAGCTTTCTCCATACCTTCTCGTGTAATGATTGTCATACTTACTCCTTTCTAGAATGGTATATCATCATCAATGTCATCATCTGATTCTACAGTAGCACCAGGGAATGCATCTTTGATTTCATCAACTACATTTTGTGTAGACTTCTTATAACCATCTACACCTATCTTAATCCACTTAGCAACTTCTGCTACTGGATCTTTCATTTGCACACCTTTCTCATGATGTAGTGTCATGATTACTTCGGTGATTCGACCAGCCAATCCTACAGCTATCATATCTTGTGGTAGTGCGGATGATTTGTTTGGTGTCGCTGTCGCTCCACCAGTAGGTTGAACATCTTGGTTGATATCTACATCAGGTCTAGTTACCTTGAATGCAGTAGCATTACCATTACGCTCTTGTCCATAGGACACCATGACTCTATCGCCTACTCCTACTTGAGGATCAAACTTACAATAGAACTTTATCTTAGTTTTACTACCCTCTAGTACTACTGGCATAAACCATTGGTCTTTGCCTGGCTTTGGTGCAGAGATATAATCTACTGTACCGATTGATTCATTTGTTTGCATTTGTATTCTCCTTGCTATTTGTGTTGATTCTAGTTTTATAATACCTTTAGTTGTTCCAAAGCGTTTTCGCATTGTAACGATCCTCCTCATTCCACTTGAATCCATCTGTGTTAAGAGGTATCATTTTCATAGCTGTCTCAGTATTAGGTACGTTAGCCATAAAGGTTTCTAAAGATTCAAATGACTTTATCATAGTTTCATAATTATCACTAATCATTTCTTCTGATAATTCAAAGACTCTGAACTTTTTATGTGAGGCATAGACTAGTGTTGCTGGCTTACCCAACAGTACAGAGTATAGTGATTGTTGTCTGACATGATCATCTCTTGGAGCTGTAGGTACTGCAAGTGTAGCCTTAGTATCTACAATCATATTCTCATATTCAAAGTCTGTTACTGTAGTGATAGGAAACTCTAGCTGTGGTAGCTTATGTCTTTTGTAACTCTGGAATAGATGTGGCTTACCTGCATCTGGAAACTGTTCCTTGATACCTTGAGCTAGGTTAAGTGATATAGCACCAACCTTGTCTGTCTCATCAAACCATTCACCATCGAACTGTCTTACCATATGTTGAGTAGAATGTTCGACTACATCAGCATCTGACTTATCGAAGAACAAACTGATTGCACAACCAAACTCTGCTGAGTTACCCATACCCATACGTGGTGTAGTGTCTGATCTATTACCAAGTAGGTGTCGATAGATCCACTGTGATGGGTTATTGTACCAGTCATTACCTTTACTTGCACTATGTCTATATTCATTTATTTTCATTGTATTCCTTTCTCGAATAACTTATGTTTTAATTATGTCTGATGAAACCATTATATCTTATAACAGAGAAATCTTAATTCACCAACCTAATAAAGATAAACCTGCTAGTATTCGCAACATACGTGAGTCATCTATTGAGACTATGTATCACCGTAAACAAATTGATGCGTTACAATATACTGCTGGTTCTATCTTCAGACGTAAGTGGGAAACTTCTCAACTTATATCTAAGCCAGAGCTTGGTGTTAGAGTAGACAACTCATTGAATCCTAGCATTGGTGATCACAAGCTAGATGCTATGGATGAATTGAATCGTCTGCATAGTTTAATAGGACAGAAGTCTTATGATCTACTTGAGTATGTGTGTGGTTTAGGCAACACTATACGACAAATGAATGAGTCTTATAAGTTTACAAAGGCATATGGTGGTGCTAGATTTAGAGAAGCCTTAGATGAAACTGCTATCTTCTATGGTCTCAAGGATAAAGGGAATACTATTCGTGGTAATAAGAAGCGCTAAACACCTCAAAAATGTACGTGAGTACCCATGTTGTGTCTGTAATACTGACCTAGATATTTGCGCTCATCACCTAACTCATGTCCAACCTATGGGTATGGGGATGAAGTCATCAGATGAATGGTGTGTACCCTTGTGTCCAACCTGTCATCATACTCTCCATCACTACGGAGAACGAAGATTCTGGAATGAACGAAGTCTTGAACCAGGTATCTACGCACAGATACTATATAAGAAATCTCTTGACTTATGATTTCCCATAACTTATAACTTTAATTAGAATAACCAGAGGTGTATCTAAATGTCTGATATCAAAGCACTTTCTAAATCAGAACGCTATCTACAAAACTTAGATATGGATAAGCTAGTGGACTCTGTCAAGTCTAACCTAGATTGTCCAGCAAGAATGGCTGAAGCTATAGCCAAACTTATATCTGCTAAGATCTATCTTGAGATTGTATGCGAAGAAGAAGATATGATGGACTATATAGAACAACTAGAAAGTCAGCTACATATACACCACTATTCTGATGAGACAATACACTGATGAATCCTCCAATGGTTAACATAGTATGGCTTGATACTAACGAGTGCAGCATGTCTGCTTGGCAAACTAAAGATGAACTACTTGCTAGTCAGGTATGTACTATCGACTCTATTGGTTATCTTATGGCAGACAGAGAAGATTGTGTTATCATTGCTGGTGATAAAGATTTACTTAACGAAGATGACTTGTATGGTAGGACTCAGAT